GTCCAACCACAATGTAAGTCTAGAAAATTTCGTATTTCTACCTCCATGGGAGACGTTCAATGCAAGTCATTGAAACCTAAAAAATTGATTGCTACACAACATTATGAAGGTTAATATGATTCCATACCACATAATTATCAGTGCAATCCAAATGAAATAACAAATTTTAGTGAACCACGGAATAGATTCCACATGAGGACGCGGATAGTGGATACTTCTCCATTGATTTAGATCGAGAAATTCACCCTCAGGGAAGAATGTATTATTACCTATCATATTACTCATATATACATGTCTATTATAGTGGACTAAATTCATACCTAGCATCCATGATGCTTTATAATATTCACCTAGGTAACATGATTGATAAATATATTGATCATTTACTTTTCGTGAAGGAAGTTCCATTAATAAGATCTTTCTATGTATATCCATAGGAATTATCGAGTGATCACTTTGCAATCTATATTCGTTTTCATCAATATTTATCAAGGGTCGTTCTTCATATATATAATCATAGATATTTGAATTTTCTACAAATTTATCACGTAATACCTCCCATGCAACAAAAGTTGTTCTTTTGACAAATGGATTTAATCCCGATTTCTCAACGACTTTTTTGAGTAACTCTAATTTATCATTGTATACACTTTTTCCATAAAAGAAATATTCCCTCAAGGCGCTACTCACTCCATCTATTGTTTGTTCCTCAGGATGCACAGTTTTTGAACGAACGTGCACCATTAACATCTTTTCAATTGATTCATGATCTAGAGGTCCTACATACGCTTTGAGATCCGTATCCCATCGCCAAGAACGCTTGAGAAATGTACAATCTTCTATGTCAATAAAAGGTTTACTTTCTGAAACTTTATCCGCCATTGTATATGTAATTCCCATGGTATTTAAAGTCTTAGATATAATAGTGTGGTTAAACCAAGTGATATTCTTATTAACACTCATTATATTATCGTCACCATAAGTCATTAGGCATACATTATCTTTAAAGTCACTTACCGTATGATTAGGATTACATAATCTATACACATAACGTATATATAATGAATTAACTAAACCGTTAATTATAACTGTTAATGGATGCCCTGAAGGATTTGAACCAAAGAAACGTACTAAATCACCCTTATATATAGATAGAGGGTAAATTATATCTACATACATAGCTCGCATATATTTACTATCTTCATAAGTGAAGTTACCACTATCTAAACATAATCTTATAATTATTTCAAATGCATATTTCATAAAAACTGGACTCATAGTCTTATCAAAGGCTTTATAATCACCCGCGATCATCCTATCACACCCATATTGTGTTATATGATCATGCAATTCATTCCACTCAATCGATTGTGCGATAGTTCCAGGCCCAGATTCAAATATAAATCTGTTGTTTTGTACCAACCTAACAAAAGATAAATAGTACATCCTCATTAAAACAGTCCAATCCATTGGTGCACTAGAAAATAATCTCACTTTTCCAGATTCCAATTTAGATTTTGAAACTGGTTCATCCTTTAAACAGTTGTTGAAAACTATTCCTGCAGAGTTACCAGATGAATACATTTTGTTAAGATTCTCAATCCTACTCATCATATCCGGAGTAATTTCTACAGGATCTTGGAAATCATCAAATGCTGGAACAGCAACTAAAAAATGTTGTTTAGAACGATTAAAGGGGAAGCCCGCACTTGTGTTTCTTGGTATTTTATTGACATGAGCAACACCAGGGGCACCATTAACAGCAGTTTCTAGATCATACACTTCAAGGATTGAAAGATCTACTCCACTATTTTTAATATCATTGATATAAGCTGAAGCACATTCAGCTAAAATCCCCTCATTGAATAATGTTATAGGTTTAACAAGATCTTGAGCTGCAATATTAAATGGTTCCCAACCACCCAATTTAGGCGCAAAGAATTTTTGTGTATATCCATGCTTTTCTAATTCATCCGCTATTGGCGTTCTAGCAACACGACTTTTACCTGTATTTACAAATGCATTTTTAACTGATCCATATACATTTGCAGAACCACTCTCTATATATCTAAATGTAGATTTTGGATGTAATTCAACTAAATCACTCTGTGGGAACATTTCTGTTGGATTAGGTATCCAATCTAAGTGTTGTTCAACCATATCTCTTGAAATCAATAGAGAGGCAACTCCATTTGTTATTCCACCATAAGCATGTATACCTGCAAAAGCATAACCTTGTGGTGTATCTAAAAATAAGGGAGAACCACAATGTCCATATTGTGTCATTGTATCTGCTTGTCCAGACCAAATTTCAAACGTATTTTTTGAATTTTCATCAACTTTCTTCATCCTGCTTATATTTCTCACATTATTAATAGTTTTATGTCCAGATTGATCTATATGTACATAGAACCCTCTCGGGTCTTGTACATGAGAATCACGCATTAAGTATTTATACACCCCTTGTCGGGGTGGAATATTTGAAATCATAAGTAAGGCATAATCTTGATTTGGGAAAGGTATGACGTTTCCTTTTGATAATTGAATAGTGCAATTTGCTGTAACGCCTCTATTTTTTGGCTCACTCAATAAATCCATCTGAATAGTTGAAAGATCTTTTTCAAACATTTTTGATATAGAGTGATAATTAATTAAGTAAAGATTACCTTTCAGACATAATATTGTTGTTCGTGATGTATATACGTTGTCGGTATCCTCATCAAAATACAATGTTGCATATATTAGTTGATTTGCTACAAACTTTTCAAAATCTACTCTATTCCACCCTTTAGAAGATAAGGTTGGTGGTGACAAATTAAAAGGAGTCAAAATGGGTTTATCATTATACCAAACATCCTTACGTTCTTGTGGCAATTTTTTAGGTCTTTTCCCTGTTTCTTTTACTTCAACTTGTTGAAAATAAGTTTCACGTTTATAATATTTATACATAACAATAGTTGTCAATACAGTTACTACAGCTATAGGAAAAGTTCGCTTATCAATTGCATTTCCAGCTCGAGCCAAAACTCTACGAATATACATGCGTGATAAAATTAAGGTTAAATTAACGATATATCTATATACAGCATTGTAGGTGTAATTTAAAAAGAATATGATACCTTCAGAAATTATTTTGAAGAGAATCGTATAGAATGCCCATAGAGTTAAGAAATCTTTAACCTTACAAACTTGTTCACGTAAACTTTGTTGTTCACATATACATGTTCTCTTACCACAAGTTCTACATATCACACTCTTCCAAACATTAAATATTTTACGAATGATACAGGTGCATCTATGTTCCAGTCGTCTACACTTATCGCACATTCTTGTATTAGTCATACGTAAATTACATGTTTTAATACGTTCTAATTTTTCTCTATGTTCGAGAATAGCAGTTGTGTACCAATCTAATAACACATCAACTGAATTTGTTTTAAGAATGGTTACATATCTTCCTTGATGCTCGTTTTTATCAGCTGGTTCTACACACTCAACATGCCATTCCCAAGCGTCTGGAAAACTTTCATCAGTATGATTAAGGTTTAAAATTCCATTTTTCTTATATGCCTCTTTCACTTTAGCAGTTATTACAAATTTTAGGCGTCGTTGATTAGCTGAAACACAAGAGAAATAGAAATGAGCATTAAGATGTTTCGTATTAGTTGTGGCAATTACTAATTCCGCCTTCATTGGTGTTCTACCCTTATCTTCTAAGGACGCTTGATTAGGTACAAAAGGTACACAATTAACAACTTGCAAAAATTCCATACATGACGGGTCTCCACCAGGTGCTGCATTTGGATTTAAAAAAGCTACATCATCTAAAATAATGGTATGCATATCAGATGAGAAGCCATCCCAGAATTCTGCTGCAGGATTACGAGTATAACAATATGAAGGATCAGGATCTAATCCTCTTACCTTTGCATAATATATTCGCAACATCTCTTTAATTGTAGACTTACCAATACCAGACGGTCCATTAATTAAAAGAGCGAATGGTTCGTCACGTCTTTCTCTTGCTCCAGCCTTGGATTTAAGATCCATCTCAATCATTAATAATTGAGTAAGAACTTTATCAACATAATCAACTCCATTCCGCTTATCTCGTTTCATAATTTTGAGCATGTCTTTACCCTGAAGAATACATTCATCCACATCTTTTCTAAACGAGAATTCATTGAAACCATTAGCCTCTGGATTCGCTAAGAATTTGGATCTAGTTATACATAATTGCGCTTTGTCATACCATTCTTTATAACACTCTCCAGAATGCACAATTCCAGAGAATGAACCGGTACTTAACATACTATATCCAACCTCAGCGAAATATATTAGAGATTCGATTACAGCATGGACAAAATCACCCTTATTACAAAATTCTTTTTTAAGCAATTTAGCTTCATATTTAGAATATAGCTTAGAATCTAAGCTTATTCCAAATTTTTCCAGAAAACCAAATACCAACATGAAATTACATAGCTTATAAATTCTCAGAAAGAAAGCTGATTTTTTAAATTCATCCACTTTATCAAAATTCGTACGTGCTTTTTTAATCCAGTCTTCTAAAGATTGTTGTTCATCAGAAAATAATTTATCGACATAAGTCGTAATAGTTTCATTCTTCATTATTGAAACGAAAATCGATCCTTTTTTAAAAACCATCTTATATAATTTAGCAACAGCTTGTAGAGTTTCTGTTACATCATTACATCTTCTAATCTCACGTTCGAATAATGCAATGCATTCGCACAAATCCACTATTGGTTCATGTTGAATCAAATTTTTCTTACATTTCTTAATCATTTGTCCCAATCTACTTTGCATAATATACTTGTTATTATCAAAAGTTTTATAATTCTTATATCTTTTTGCAAATCTTACTCTCTCCTTAAGAATATTTTTGGGACTTTTTGGTGTTGGTTTTATTTCTTTACAATACCCTTCAATATCAAATTGTTCACAAATAGTTTTATATGTTTGGGTAGTCGTACATCCAAGAGTATTAATATATAATACTAAACTCTTTAAATATGCATTTCCTCCAGTTGCATTTCTGGTACAGTATAATCCCTGTTTGGATCCAGTTTTACTGGTATAGTTTTTATTAGCATAACATCGCGAATTCATTTTTTCGTTGTGTCTGGCTCTTAGGTTGCACCAATTGTTTCACCGTTGCGAGGGATAGCTATCTAACCCTAAAGCAGGGGGTGCAGGACTCAAACCTCACCAATAAACTCATTTCAAAACCATCTAAAGTTCATAATTTAGTGACTAATAGCTCACGTCTTTTGATGAATGGAACTTTCCAGTACTCCACACTTATAGAATGTCATTAATGATATAAATATCACGTTTTAAAAAACGTTTGGTCGATTCTATTATGCTTCGGTTCCAATCGGTGCTAAAGTATAAAATATTACTTTTTATCAAGTAAGATCCACAAGTTGCATCAATTTTTATAACATATATTTTATTATTTTCTTTCATAAACACATAGACTTTATATAATATACAATAGGGTTGAGTTGATTTGTGAAAGTGTTGTTGTCTAGACGACAAATATATCCTATAGATTGAAGATGACTTATCAAGAAGCCATTAAAATTATAGGTATAAATGTCTATCTGGATAAATCACTGAATCGAACTCTCTAGAAATAAATTATCGGGAGTTCTCCGACTAAATACTAAGATCTGCGCATAAATATGCGC